AACTTTAGAAACGGATTTTAATCATGGAAGCAAAATACATAACACTGGCAGACCTGAAAAAGAGCGGGTTTGTCCTTTCAAAAGCGGAGGCACAAGAGTTTGCCCCGCTTATCCGTGAAGCATCACATAATGGCGGTGACGAGGAAATTATTTATCCGGGTGAGCCGGGATCTGATGAAGATCAGGAAGATGACACCATCGAATCTGAATATCTTACAGAGGATGAAGAAAAGCAGTTGATGGATGTTTTAAGTATCACTACCGAAAGCACACCCAATGAGTACTATACCGCTTTGGTAAACTACATAGGCCCGGTTACAGAACAGTCTAATCCGAAACTTTTGAATAAAGTACAGGCGTTAGCCCCATTTTTAAGCACCGAACAAACCCCTGATCAAAAAGAGGCAAAAACGGACGATTCCAGTACCGAAAACCCAGCAGACGCCACCAAAAACGAAGAAAATGCGGGCGATCAAACTGATACAGAAACCGACACAGCAAATGACACGCCCGAAGCAAAAGAACACTGGAAAGCCAAAGCAAAGCGGTTAAGAGAGGCAGGGCTGGAAGAACGCGCGGCAACACAGGAAGATATCGACGCCAACCCTGAAAGCGGTTTAAAAGTCGGTGATATTGGAGAATTCCCTATTAAACAAGCATAACTAACAGCCCCTTAACCGGGGCTACTTAACATTATGAAATTAAGCGAAAAACAACCGGAAGAAGTATTGAACGAAGTTGAATCTTTGGACAAGGCCTATGAGCAATTAATAAACCAGGTGGTTGCTAAAGAACGGGAAAAGCTCGACGCTGTGTTTATCCGTTACTGCATCAAGTATAAAAAGGTAATGGATTATTCCAAGATTAAGCCCGTTAACCTGCCACACAAAAAGAATTACACGGAGTACTATTACCGCAACACCAACGGCACAATATACTTACTGATGACGGCAGAACTAAAGGTGGTCGAAAATACACCAGTGTTGGAAATCATACCAAACAAAGAACTTGCTTTTAACGACGAGATATGAAACACTTCTTTCTTTTATGCGTGGCAATGATACTGATAATGGGCGGTTGCCTGTTTGCTTATGTCTCTTATTGGTACTTCGGACATGATATTCCGCAGGGAAGCAATGAAGTAAGTTGCCAGTTTGTTGCAAAGTGTATTTCCGGGGCGGGTTCGCTCATTCTTGTATTTGTAGTCCTATCACAGAATTTAAACAATTTAAAATGGAAACGGTAAAAAATGTATTTCTGGCAGTCGATTGCGTTTGCTGGACTTTGATCATTGGTGTAGGTGTTTACCACTTTGCTAAATGGATTAAACAAGCCAATAAAGTTACTAAGGCTAAAAGTTATAAAATAACTCAGTTGCCGATTGTTCAAAATTATAACGGCGACACAATATTAGTTTTTGACGAGAGGTCACCTAAATACATATCTATTGATAAGCTAAAAAGAAAAGTAAAATAATACCCCAATCACCCCTATTAATTTAACAAATGTACCGCGAGCCGCACCCATCAAACCATAAGCATCACCACAAATTTAAGCTGGAGGCTGTTACCGTATGTGTAAATTATTCCGACTTCTTAGCCGTTACTTTACCACATAACAAGCAGTTTTTCGATAGATACGTGGTCGTAACGGACACCAAAGACGAAAAGACACACAGTCTATGCGAGTTTTATAACGTCCAGTGCATCCAGACCGATGTGTTTTATGAAGATGGATTTACGATCAATAAAGCCGCCGGCATTAACGAAGGGTTAAAGGCTTTAGATAAAGATGCATGGGTGGTTCATTTGGACGCTGATATATGGTTGCCACCATTAACGAGAACCATATTAGACAATCTGAACTTAGACGAAGATTCAATTTACGGCATTGACCGTATGATGTGTCCAGATCACAAGGCATGGACGGAGTTTATTGAGCAGCCTAAACACACGCACCAGGGACATGTATTCATTTACCCCGACATTTTCCCGTTGGGCGTAAGAATCGCGGCGTACAAGTCAGATGGTTACCTGCCTATCGGATTCTTTCAGCTATGGCACCCGAACACCTCAAATGTTAAAGAATATCCCGCTAAACACGGTGATATTGACAGGTCGGATGTATTACATGCAAAGAACTGGCCGAGAAGTAAACGTGGTTTCTTACCTGAGATCATAGCTATTCACTTAGATAGCGAGGCTTTAGGGCATAATGATATGGGTAAAAACTGGAACGGAAGGAAAACAAAGTTATTTGAATCACCAAAGTGGAGATAATGAAAAAGATCGTTTATATAATCATTACGCTGATTGGGGGCTGTAGTTCAGCGTTTTCACAGCAACAGGTAGTTAAATATCCGGGCTATATAAGCTATTATAATCCCGACACCCTTATACCCGATAGTGTGATTTGGGTTGAAACACCGCATTCTAAAGTGGCAGACAGAGCAACGGGGTTTCATTCTACAGGTGGCCGTATAAACCAAACGAAAGACTACGCTCATTCGGGATATGACATCGGGCATAATTGCGATGCCAGCGATGAAAATGGAAACGCTACAGACGAATACAACTCATTCGATTTTGTAAACACCTTTCCGCAACGCCCGAACTGCAATAGAATTACATGGCTTGCACTGGAAACTCAGGTCAGATTACTAGCGGCCAAGTACGGGCCTATAAAGAACAAAGTGTATTGGCTTGGTATATCTGGTCACATCGGAAAAGATAAGGTTATTGTGCCGACCCTATGCATTAAAGAGATTTGGTACAATGGCATTCATGAAAAATATGTAATGCCCAACTCTGATACGTGCAATCGGCACCCATATACCTACTACAAGCAATAGAAATAAAAAAGCGTCAAGTTTCTCAGGCCAGACGCTATTAGGGGAAGTTTCTTTCAGGATTGCGGAAATAAATATACGAAATAATTCCGTAATACAATGAGTGACAATATCGAAAAAAAAGTACTCGTATCCATTGACCTTGCTAATAGCGAGGCCAACTCGGCAATGGAGCAATTGGCTGTTGACGTAAAAAAGACGGCCGACGAACTTAAAAACCTCAAAGCACAAGTTTCCGCAGCTAAAGCCGCTATGGCAGATGCCAACGCCGAGTATGCTAAAGAAAAAGTGGCAACCCAGGCCGCGCGGACTGAATACCAAAAGAAGCGTACCGCTATTTTAGAGGCTAACCAGGCACTTAAAGCTTCAAAGCAAGCAACACAAGCCGCTAACGGATCTTATGCAGAAGCACAGCAGAAACTTACCGCGTTAGGTAAAGCTATTAAAAACACTGAAAACGGGTTTAATAGTTCTAACCCTGCCATCCAAAAACAGATTCAGGAATATAACCAACTTAATAACCAACTTAAGAAGTTCGACGCGCAAATGGGTAACCACCAGCGTAATGTCGGCAACTATGAAAGCGCGTTAAGCGGGCTTGGGTCAAAGCTAGGATCGTTAATCCCCGGTTTCAACGAGGCATCCGAAGCGTTAAAAATTGCCGCACAGGGGTTCAATGCGGTTAAAGTCGGCAGTAAGGGAGCCGCTGAAGGTATGGGTGAAGCTGCAACCGGCGCAGAGGCAGCAGGCGGTGGAGTTGAAGGTCTGGGAGCCGGATTGGGTGCATTAGCATCCGGTCTAGCGATTGTTGCTGTATTAATAATAGCTATAGCCAAGCATTTTGCTGATTTAACACCAAATGCGGATGCTCTAGGCCAGCGATTTGCTTATTTGAAAGGACTTTTACGGGCACTTGCTGAAGATAATATGGATCAAACCTTTGGCGATTGGGCTTCCAGTATGCATAAAGTGGCCCAGGAAGCTGCCAACATAAAAGAGGCGATGCAGGATTTAAACCGCTCCCAGGCGCAGGATCTGGTTGATGATGCTAAAGCCGACGCTCAAATAGCCGATTTGATGCTCAAAATGCGTAACAGGCGCAACACACCCGAGCAGGAACGAGCGTATTTCAATGAAATTCAGAAAATATCGGTTGATAAGTATAAAGGGAATAAAGAATTAGCCGATAAGGAATATGAATTAGCTGTAAGGACCGCTACTAACAGTAATAGGTTTACACAGCAAGAGATTGATAACTTAAGAAGATTGGGCGTCGCCTATGCTATTCAATTGGACAAGCAAAAGGGGTTGGTAAACGGAGCCGATGACATTAAAGCCATTGTTGATGCCCAGCAAAAGCAGATTGCCACAGAACGCGAGATGGAAACCGTCCGCGACCGCGCACAAAACAGGCTTGATGCTTCGGATTTAAAAGCAGAGGCCGCTGCCGAAAAAGCAAAGAACGACCTTATCGAAGCTAAACGCGCCGGTGAAGAAATAGAGAACGAGCGCAGAAATGCGATTGCTAAGATGTTGCAAGACGAAATGGAAGGCTTTGCACGAGAGCTTTCGATGAACGACGAGCAGTACCGGCAGAAACTTTTCAAGTTACAGGACTTCATTAAAAAACAGGAACAGCTTAGAAATAAAACCAAGTCACCCGAGGCGAAAGCGCAGTTTACTAAAAATATCGCATCTGCCAACGCTTTAATGGGAACGGATAAAGACGAACACGCAGCCAACCAGGAGAAGTTAGTCACCGATTACTTTAAAAAACAGGCCGACCTTGTTCAAAAAGGACAGGATGAGTTGGCTCAGCTACAGATTGCCAACATTAGGGATGTTCAGTCGCGTGAAATTGCGGCGTTAGATCAACAACACGAAGTTGAAAGGCAAGCTTATACCAAACAGCAAAACTTATTAAGCGAGGATATCGCCAAGATAAGTAAGAGCATCAAAACGGCTCACGGCGAAGAAAAAACGGCATTACAAGATCATTTAAACCAGTTGCTTGACCTGCAGGGGGTAAACCAGGATAAATCATTGGCACTCGACGCGAAATACCAACATGACAAGGCTAAATTAAATAAAGACTACGCCGATCGGGAAACACAAACGTTGATCGAGGCTAATCTAATCCGGTTAAAACTAAAGTCGGAAGATAATCCGAACAACAGCAACGACAAGAAAAATTTACTTGCCGCCGAAAAAGACGAGGCATTAAATGAATACAATGTCGCTGTTTCTCAGGAGGGAGTTACCAACGCTCAAAAAGTATTACTACATCAGGAGTATTTAGCTAAAATCCACGCCCTTGACCTTGCCTACAACCAGGATCGGGCAAGAAACATCTTACAATGGGAGCGAACCATTCAGGACGGCGCAACAAGCATCATTAAGAACGCCATCTCATCTAACGCCCAATACGCTGAAGCGTCGCTTAACAGGCAAAGAACATTTGAGTTAAATAACCAGGCATTAACCAAAACCCAACAAGCGCAGGTTGAGGAGCGGTTTAGAATTAAGCAAGGTCAGGAAAAGGTAAAGGAGTTCCGGGCGAATCAAAAGCTTGCCATCGCCCAGGCACTGATAAACGGCGCACTTGCGATGACCAAAACAACGGCAAACGTTGGCTTTCCTTTGGCATTTGCTTTTGACCCGCTCGTTGCCGCGCAGACAGCCATAGAAATCGCTGCAATTGCAGCGCAGAAACCGCCAGCTTACGCGATAGGGGGTATTCATTCAGGAGATGGTTTGGTAAAAGGCCCCGGCACGGGAACAAGTGATTCTGTCAATGCTAAATTATCAAACGGCGAGGCCGTCATCAATGCTAAAAGCACGTCGATGTTCGCGCCGTTACTATCAGCCATCAACCAAGCCGGAGGCGGTGTTTCGTTTGATCTTAACAGCGCAAAACCACAATGGTTGGTGCCTCACTTCGCCTCGGGTGGTGTTTATACGCCGTCCTACGAAAACAACATAAGACCTATTTCACCAATGCAAGGCCCTCAAAGGATGCACCCGGATGACATTAGTCAACTGGGTGATATTATGATGAACGCGGTTTATAACATGCCTAACCCGGTAGTTGACGTGCGGGAAATTAACCACGCCCAGGGCGTCAGGGCAAACACATTAGCAAGAGTAGAACACTAATGAAGCAGAACATAAGATTATATATTGGTGATGACCTGGTTGATTTAAGCCCGGATTCCAGCCCCGTGTTAACGTTTCAGATCAATGACCTGGCGAATGTTTCCACCGCGAACGGAAACACGACTAACCAGTTCTCGCTACCACCAACGCAGCGAAACCGCAGGATATTTGGTTTTCCTGATGTGATGCCCGCCACGACGAACGCACCTTATAAACCCTATCCGGCCAAACTGGTAATAGATGGGTTTGAAATCATGAACGGGATAGCCGAAATAAGGCAAGCGACCGATAAGGGAATAGAAGTGCAGGTTATTTCGGGCAATACCGACTTTTTCGATGCGTTGCCCGGCCAGATTTACGATATGGCGGATTCGACCTCCGTTTCCTCGGGTTATGGCACTAAACTGCTTTGGAGCGTGTATAATAACGACCCTAACCCTGCTAATAATGCGATTTGGGATGTTGACCACGCAGCGGATAGCCAAACCAAAACAAGCGGATGGCTTTTCCCTATTGTTGATTACGGGTCAATACCGGCAAGTTTCCCATTTCAAGGGGTTATCAATGTCAGGAACCAACGCCCGGCGTTTTTCCTTCATTCCGCTATTGATATTTTAATCCGGTCAACGGGCTACTCGGTAGATACTGACAGGAGTTCTTTAATGCGGGACCCGCTGTACCAAAAGTTACTGATACCCTTTTCTAACTCCGATTGGGAGCATTCTACAGACGTTCAGAACAGCTTAAGCCCGGATGGAATGGCGACGGTATTAGGTACAAGCTTTGTATTTAACATGGGCGACCCGTACAACCAGCAGATTCCATTCAATCAAAGGGTTTATGGCCCCGTTACGAAAAGCATAGAGGGAACAGTGGAGATCGTTTTTGGCAGAATAGATATGATTGGGCAAACAGGCGGAAGCCACCCCTCGCAGATTACGTTTTCAATCAACATCGATCAGCCCGGACAACCCACGATCTTTACCCAACTATCCGTGATGCTCGACGAAAAAGCCGTTTCGGTTGGTAGCGGATTTAAATCGGAGTCGTTCTACAACCTGAAAATTGCTACCGATGTGTCTTTAGTTGCGGGAATGTCGATTACAAGTTCCTTTGGCGTTCAGGATTCCAACTTTACTTATTTCAGGATATGGAGCGGGGCAACCTTTACGTTCACGCCAACCCAAACGCATGTTCTTTGGGGACAACCTTTCGAGTGCGAGCGGATACTTCCAGACATGGGGCAAAAGGACTTGCTAAAAGACACCCTGCAACGGTTTGGTATGATCTGCCAAACAAACAACATCTTAAAGCAGATTACCTTTGCCAGCTTTAAAGATATCGCGGCGAACATTCCAAAAGCAAAAGATTGGAGCGAGAAATGCCTGGATATGGGCAAGCAGACGAACTTTCAATTAGGCTCTTACCTGCAATACAATTGGATGCGTTACCAGTTTGACGACTCGGTGCCGTTGGGTTACATGCCCCGTTACTTCGCAGACGATGTAATTACCGTTAAGGATAGTACGTTAAGTCCGCAGAACCCTATTCAGGACCTGTTTCAAAGCCCGTTCGCGCCAACGATCAACCGCCCTTACATTAACGGCAGTATAGCCCGTATCGCCCCGCCGAACAGCACCGATAGTTACGCGGTTGGCAGTCAGCCACGAATCTTAGTAGATCAGAAAGTGGATTTACGGAGTTTAGGCTTTAACCCCGATGGCACAGCTAAGACAGTGGTGTTTGCAGACAATGACATTGCCTATGCGACGTACACCCGAACGATCAACGGGATAATCAGCGTTCCATACTTCTACAAATCCGACGGCGAGTATAACCTTTGTTACTGCGACAAGGGCGGACAAACCGGGTTAAGAAATAAATACTGGAAAGAGGCCGAACATATTTTGCAGCAATCAAAAAAGATAGTCAGGTTCTTTATGCTCACTCCGAGGGATATATACGAACTTGATTTGCTCACCCCGATTTATCTAAGGCAGGAAAACGCTTACTTCTATTTAAACAAAATAGATGCCTGGAAAAAGGGCTACCCGGTAAAAGTTGAACTTGTACGATTATAAGCATGGATATTAAGGTTGCAAATGCCCTATTTGACGATGGTACGTTTTTAGAAATGTACAAAGCCGGGTTTATTACTTCAAAGGTGTTTACCTACCGGGAAATTTACTTATGGGTGGACGCTCAAATGAAAACACGGCGGATTTCTAAGAACCAGGCAGTATTGGAGGCCGAGGTAAAGTTCAGAAAGAGTGAGGTTACTATATGGGCGGCTATGAGAAGTTTTTCATAAAAAAGCCGGGTGGTTAGCCCGGCTGGATGTTTAAACTATTTCAAGCTCCGTTAATTCCCTCCCTAAAGTTTTTACTCCTGTTAGAATTTTTGAAACTTGTTTTTCTGAAGGTTTCCTTTTTCCGTTTATATATTCGGATAATAAGCTTTTATGCATGCCTATTCTTGATCCCAAAGCGGAAGTGTTGATCTCTGGATAAAACTCAAAGAACGAAGCTAAGTCAAATTGTAATGCTATTTGATCTATTGCAATGGATGGTTTTTTATTTTCATCCAAATATAAATTATAGGCTTCTAAGATATTGTTTCTTAAATCGGTTAAGTTATCTCCGGTGGTCGATATAGCACCGTTCCTTTCTTCACGATAGGCGCTGTAACCTGTCGATGTTTTTTCAATGGTGAATTTGATGGTGGTTTTCATTTTTGGTCATTTTAGTTATTCATGTTGGTTATTTTATAGCGGAGATTATTTAATCCCCGCTTGCTTCTTCAATGATTCAGCTATTCCCTTTCCGATTTCTTTACTTCCATGATTCGGGAATATTATCATGTTGGTCTTTTCGGGATGTTTTAAAATAATGTGACTTCCATTTTGGCGATCTTCGTACCATCCCGCCTGTTTGATTAACTTAAGTAACTGCGAACATTTCATTGCTTGTTTAGTTTGAATAATCAAAGGTAAACAAAAGTTTACCGATTAACAAATAAAAAGTGAAAAATAATTTACCTTTATGAATTATTCGCCTTTTTAAATTGTTTGCATGTAAAATAAGTTTCAGAGTCTAAGTAATTATTTTAAATAAAATTTGGAGTGTAATTCATTTTCACTATATTCGTGTGTGCTATCAGGGATTCGTAATTGACTTTACAATCCTTTAACGGTAGCACAAAAACAGGTGTATAGTTCAAAGGCAGATCAGCGGTCTCCAAAACCGAAGATATAGGTTCGAATCCTTTTACTCCTGCACAACCTTTATATCGACGACCGAGCAATCGGTAAATTTTGATTGATTAGTCTTGGACTGTTAATTGGTTAGTTAATAGTAGCAGTTTATAACCAAATATTGTGGGATGGAGCAGTTGGTAGCTCGTTAGGCTCATAACCTAAAGGTCGTCAGTTCAAATCTGACTCCCGCAACCCCTTCTCATAAATAAGGTTTTAATTGGTTAAAGCCCCGCGTCCTCCCAAGATTGCCGGGCTTTTTTTGTTCAATCTCATTTTGGTAAAGAAATGGCTTTACCACCACATCAAGCAATTACCTGCATTTTTACTATCGTAATAAACGCTAATACCCCTAATGAAGATAAATAAGCTTGCCTCTGCGATAAGTCGTGGTAAATGGTTGATTGAACCGAGCATGGCCTCTGGTTTATTGCCTTTAGCTGTAAAGTTTCTTAACGGGGAATCAATGGAGTTCTTTGAAGGCAATGAGGCCGAACTACCGAGCATGTATGCAGCCGGGAATTATGTAAGTGCTTCTGATGATGCTTTTTACGAAAACGTGCAAAGCAATTCAGTACTTATCATTCCCATAAACGGCGCGATCATGAAAGATGATTTCTGCTGGGAGCCGGGAACGGACACTATGAGCGAATGGCTACGGTGCGCAATGGATAATCCAAACATCGTTGGTGTGGTTTTAAAGATCAACTCAGGTGGTGGCACAGTAGAAGGTACAGGCGAGTTTGCCGACCTGATTAAGTCAGCTTCAAAGCCAGTTATAGCTTATACTGACGGTTGTATGGCATCCGCCGCTTATTGGATAGGGTGCAGTGCAAAAGAAGTGTTCGCCTCTCACAAGACCGTAGAAATCGGCTCAATAGGTACAGCAATAGATATGTATGACAACCGTGAAGCCCTTGCAAAAATGGGTTACAAACGGGTTTATACCAACGCCGATAGCTCACCCGATAAGAATATGGATTACTTCAATGCTTTGGATGGCGACGCCACCGGACTGAAAGTAAGCGTACTGAACCCTACCAATGATATTTTCATGGGTGCGGTGAAAGAAAACCGCGACGGAAAGCTGAAAATCATTACCAAAGCAACTGAAGGCAAGACGATAAACGAGCCATTGACAGGTAAGATGTACCTGGCGGAAACAGCAATAGAAATCGGCCTGATTGACAAGATCGGCACATTACAAGATGCGGTAGACCGCGCTCTGGAACTCGCAGCATAAGAGATTAACTATATAAAAAATAAATATTATGTCAAAAAAGATAGCAGGTGAGGAAGAAGTAAAAGAATCTGTCCTTTCCAAAATAACCAACTTTTTCAAAGCTAATAAAAGCGCATCCGTTGCTGAAACCGTAGCCGATGATGAGGAAGAAATGTCGGCTGAAGACGAGGAAACAGAATCTACAACCACCGAAGAAACCGAAGCCGCTAAAGCCGATGATTCAGAAGAAGAGTCAGCATCCGCAGATAGTGATGATGACGACGATGAGGATAACCCGGACGAGGATGATGACGATGATTCAGACGAGGACGAAATTGAAATAAACGGCTCTAAAGTAAACCTGAAAGATCGTGCCGCAACCCGCGCAGCCATCGAAGGCTTATTGCAGATCAACGCCGCTCAAAACGAGCTATTGCAGGAAGCCGCCGACGAACTGGCGGGCAAAGAAACTGTAATTGCTACACAGGAAACGCAGATCAAAAAGACCACCGAGCAGGTGAAAGCAGAGATCAAATCGAGCTTTATCCCTAAAGCCTCTAAACGGTCAACCAAGCTGGAAGTAAAAGAAGAAATCGCTGAAGTATTCAACCCGAAAGAGGGCACGATGGCTTCACGTGTGCTTCAGGCAACCCTGGCAAAAGCGAAAGCAAACAAAAAATAACAACATATAAAAAAGATACCCCTAAAAAAATAACAAAAAATGGCTCAATTCACTTTTTCTAACAACACCTACGCCGGTTCGGAACTGGCAGGGTTTATGGCCAGCACCTTGCTTGAGGCAGATTCCGTACAGCGTGGGCTTTGGACCGTTATTCAGGATGTAAAAGCGCGTAAAGTTATCCTAGATGTGGATGACGACGTAGTGCTTCAAAATCCATCTGGCGTTTTCAACGACCAGGGCACAACCGCAACTCAAACAGAAAGTTACCTGGACCCCGTAGTTTACGAGTTCATGAAACAGGAGCAGTGGGACAAACTTATCCAATCATGGGAAGTTGCACAGGTTAAATCCGGTTCACTGGCCGATTACGAAGGCGTTG